TGAATGTGACAGCAACGGCTAAGAAATTCTTAACGATTAAGTTTGCTGCTTTCCAAAATAGTCTGAAAAAACTGGTTAGGGCCACAGACTTTAATGAATTGTCGAACTCAGAAATGCATACCTTGTTGTCTCACAACCTGAATGAAACGGTTACAGATTATCTTGCAGATGCAAAGCGAGAGGGGATACCAAGCGCATTCATTGACAACTTCAACAAGTGGCACAAGCGGGTAGTGGACATTTTGATTAGGGCGATTGAGGACAACGTCCAGTCGGTAGTTCACACATCGCAAAGCGGTAAAATGTATGCGATTTTAACGGCTTATGATGCTGCTCTTGGTGCTACGATTGACGATGTGGAAAAGACGTTGCTGGAAATAAACGGAAAACCAGGCTAAGAAAATGACTAACCAAGACAAAATAAAAAAAATAGCAGATGCCATGCATCGTTTAAACGAAGCTATAAGACAAGGAGTAGATGCTGGTCTTACCATTGAACTGATAAGGGTGTCTCGCTGTCACTCTGGTTCTGGTAATTGGGGAGATCAAATGATACCATTATTGAAAGAAGAAAAAAATGGTGCAGAGTTATAAATAATTAAGAAAGGATTATAATATGTTACTTGCTATATGTTTTATTTTAGGAGGATTGGCTAGAGCTTTTGTAGGCACTGGTTATCTATCACGATGGGCAGTGTATCCTTTTATTGCTTTAATATGCGCCTTTATTGGATTATATACTGTTACTGATAATATCTTTGCTGTGTGTTGGGCAGCGTTGATTGCTTGTCATCTGGGATTAGGATGGACTAAGTGGGAAAAATGGAAATGGATGTTGGGAAGGTTTGGTCTACCAGCATTGGTACTTACAGTACCGCTATTGTACTTAGGATATATCTCTATGGCAAGTGCTGGTATCTATGTAGTGTTATCACTGCTTGCTGGATACCTCTATCCACACAGAGAGAAGGTATTTCAATTACTAAGACTAAATAAAATTAACTATTCATGGGTAGATTCTGCACGGCTTGCTGAATTTGTAGCAGGTGTTGCTGTATTTGGAGGGTTATCTATACTTTAAAACATGAAATGCTCTGTACAGGCCATACAGCCTCATACAGAAGAATTGGTGTTCTGACAAGGTATTATTCATTTGCTTCCTCTTCCCTACCCTCAGAGACGCTCTCTGTGTCCTCCAGATCAGTAAAAGTACACTTAGACACAAGCTCATACACCTTTTCCTCACCAATCACATTCAGACACCCTATAATAGCACCTTCTAGTGTCTCCTCATCCATATTAGCATGGATGTCGGTATTGGCACCTCTAACTCTGGACAAAAGTTCCAGTGCTTTAATGGCACTGTTGGTATGTCCACTAGCCTTGGCATAGGCGTACTGACTTTCAATCTCCTCAATCACATTGACTTGTGTTTCAAGTTCATTCTCCAGTTCTCTTATACGTTCAGTTATTTCATCTGATTGGAGCAGACGATAGCCCTGATTGTAGGCAGATGCTGGAGCATACCCTGCCGCCTTTGCTGCTTCGGTAGCATTTCGATGCAGAATATATGACTGAGCAAACTTCTCTTGTTTGTCATTCAGCATGAGTTAAATTATTTCCGCATGTTGTTTCTCTGAACACCCTTGAACTTCTCAAAGGATCTCATAGAACCTAGACCTAATAGACTTAGAGTTAACGGCATGAGTCCTTCTGTTGCCAAGATTGGCAATACCATATCGGAACCAAGGACTGTAAATAACCAGGCTGTTACAGGTTGAAAGACAAACTGCCAGCCCAGACCAAAGGCACATATCCACATGATGGCTGGTCTAGCCCCTGCAATAAAAACAGAGGGTGACTTCGCCTGTTCCACATTCGCCTGTGCTTGGGCAAGATCAAGAGAGATAATTTGTGATCTCAGTTCCGCCTCAAGTTTTGTCTTCAGATCTTTATCTTCCACAAACTTGTCAAGGACTTTACCTGCCACTCCTACTACTGATTCTACTATACCTAACATTGTTCTTTCTCCTTTACAACATTCCTGACTTAAAAGAATGTAAAATTTTCTTATTAATAGAAACTCTTTTATTATATTGCTTAAAGGTTAACTTTCTTTTTCTTTCTGTATCATATAAAAAATTGTACTCCCAATCATTAATTAAATTTTTATTAAAACAATATTCTATAGTAGAATTATTTAAAGATTTTTCTATATTTTTAGATATTTTTTTTATATTGTTAAAAATTAAATTAGAAGATAAGTTAGTAAATTTATTTATACAAACATTTCCCACTAAGAGTATAATATCATTATATATATTTTTAATATAACATAATTCACAAATTGGTGAGTATCCACATATACAAGAGTTATTATTTTCTGCTGGTTCCCACTCAATATGATCTAAATTCCATTCTTCTTTAGCTACTTCCCATATATTACTTTCTGAATAATTTAAAAGATGCCGCATAAATATATTAATATGGGACATTATTCTTTCTCCTTATTATGCAATTGGATTACTTTTATCGCATTGTTTTTATATGATACTTTAAATCCCTTAAGTTCTATCTCTCCTTGTGGACTAAACATATCAAAGAAAATATAAATAACTAAATGTTTAACATGTTCAGAACGAGCAGAGATTAATTCCAGCCAATCCAGGTGATGGAAGAGGGATATGTGGGCATTATTTCCATCGGCTAAAGTCTTGAGTGCTTCAAAACAAGCTATGTTTAAGAACACCATCTTGTCAGCATAGGAAAGAATCTCATCCAAAATCCAGATAAGATCTGTCTCTGGCACATGCTCAAGGACATCTGTGGAAATAACACAATCAAACATTTCTCTGGGAAGTTCTTGGTGTTCCTCATAACCAGGATCAAAAAGACTATACCTGTTCAATCCCCAGATTTCAGGTAGGGGCTTGTCTAATTGATCAGTAACTGTAGAGAACTCATCCGTATAGAGATGTCCCTTCCCACACCCATAGTCCAGTAAAGTTTTACAATTATTCTTCTCTATAAAACTATGGATTATATCGGTGAACTTTACCAGACTTCTACCATTAAACATACGATCAGATACTTTATGTATTTGACAATACTCTAACAATAGCTTTTTATACCTAAGAGAAGGATTGCTTCTGGTCAGGGAGGGATCAACCCCTATCTCCTTTCTCTCCAGAGGCGGTTGTTCAGATTTTAATTCACTAACTACCTGGATGTTACTCATCGTAATACCCATCAAAAACTGTCTTGTTCTTTTCCAGACGTTCCTGATTAATGTCCCATAAGTCTGCTATCATCGTATCCTTTCCATGAAAAGAAAGAACACCTTCCAGACCCTCATCGGCAAAGACCTTTTCACAGTCCTGTGCCATTGCCAAAAGCTCTCCGGTAGTCCAGTAAGTTCTGTCTTTTACAGTCACTTCAATATACTTAGGCTTGGGAACCTCTCCTCCCTCTATGTCTCCTGTTGTCTCAGTCTTTTCTTCCTTGGTAGGTTCTTCTCTGCAACAATCAAAACCAAACAGATGGATATCTCTAAAGCCCATAGTATGCAGGATACCAATTGATCTCATGGCTGCACAAGTACCGCCGGTAATTAGAGTAGCACCTTCAGGGATGCCCAGATCTTCTTCTATCTTTACTTGCTGGTTTTTGATATCCTTTCCCCGATCCTTTTCTTGCCTGAGAGAATCAGTAAAGGCGTGCCATCCCCAGATCTTTGCTTCCTTTTCAATCAGGAAATTAGTTACAGAGGGGTCGGTCATGGAAGCTACAAAAAATCTAGTGTCTGGGTCTAGCGTATTAAACAAATCCTTTCGTACTATATTATGTGTGGACACTCCGGTAATAGATCGAGGATCAAGAATAACACATCCCCATACTTTGATGTTATGTTTTAGAAGATCAGGATAGGCATGTTTAACTGCCACAATTTTAACCTCTGGGTTATCTTTCTGGAACTTCTTCAACTTTTTATAATCCAGATAAGGACCGGCAGAAATAACAGCCGCTGTTTCCTTATGACCTGAATGTTTTTGCAACCATTTCTGGGGATCAATGAGAGTCATATTAGATTTAATATTATTATTAATATAATCCTTTGGTACACAATCCCTGGGATGGACAATAATGGGAACTCTTTTTAACTCTTCCGGTATGTCTTTCAGATCATTGTCATGAAGAAAAACTACAAGATGGGTATGACCACCCCCAGCTACCCTGTCACCAGAAGGAAGCAGATACTTTCTGGTTGTGGACTTTTCATCGAAGGATGTCCAGCCGTCTTCGGTTGTCTCCTTGGCATCTATTTTTTTTATCTTGATCTTGTCAAAGACCTGCTTAACCCCTTGGTATTTCTCTGGTGGAATGCCCTCAGTCTCATGGTCTTCAGTAAAGAAATGATCAGCCACCACAACAGGGACATCTTTAAAAGCATTGTATTCAATTTGAACAGTTTTCTCACTGTTGCCACTACCTATCAGAGCAAAGTCTATCTCAGTATATGCTGTCTCAGTCTTGGGTAATTTATCCAAATTCTTCAAATCTTTTTGCAGCACCCTTTGTATTATAAGGCTTTCCAGGGTTTCTCTTACATTTCCTTTGGTTAATTCAAAGGTGAATGTTTTATTCTCCTTCTCTTTTATATGCTCTGCAAATTCTTCAAACCTTTTTTGCACAGCGGCCTTTGTGTTGTGAGGCTTTACATTAAACTCTTCATGGTCTGTTTGGGGAGTGGCATCTTCAAACAAATCAAAACCAATATAATGTACAGAGTCAGAGTTTTGAAAAGCAGCAAGAGCCATTTCAATAGCCCTGCCTCCGTTCCATGTGCCGGTTTCAGCAATACATGAGGGCTTGTAGAAGCGAACAAGGTCGGCTAGTTGCCTGTATCTGTTGGGGAGTATATCAGGGGAGGTGTCTGTTTCGGATAGTTGTATTATACGATTGCCGGAACTGTCCCTGATACCCATGTTCTGACGATCCATAAGACTGACAAACATACTGGACAGGACATCGTTCTCAATTTCTTGAACACGCATACCATGTGCTTGGTATATAGTGATCAGCCGATTAAGAACAAAGGGGAATGTCCACTCTCTATAATTACTAAACTCACCAGAGATATAAGCACCCCTTAAATCTCCCAGAAGATCACTAGGTACTTGTCTGGACATGTTGAAGGCTATGAAATTATCTGCATCCTTAACTGTCAGAATATCTATAGGCCCAGAGGAGGGGAACAGACTGTCTAATTTTTTAACAGAGATTGGTTTGATGTTAATTAGAGATGGGTCAAACCAAATAACCCAGTCAACAGAATTAAAACCACACTCTGTGACTGCCATAATTTTAGGTATGTGTTGAACAACATTTAAAACTTCACTGTATTCAATGGTATTATCTTCAGTACCGTCATGTCGAGAATAGTTCTTCAGGAAAGCTGAGTATTCAGATAACTCCAGAAGATTATGGTAATGAATGTTAGAAGCCTTGGGCAGTGAGTAGTTAGATAAATCTATATCATAGTAATAACAATGGAAATTTATCTCTTTTTCCCAATTGTCTTTGAATTCATTCAGTAATGAAATTGTGCTTTGCTGTAGAAGAGTTTCATCAAAAGCCGTAACAAAATTATATTTCACCTAGATCATCCCTCCTTTTAAAGAGAGATAGGTTTGTGTAATCTGCATTCCATTCTGCCGCATACTCACCATCCTTGACCCGCTTGCACTTCCACTCTTTAAACCAAGGACCACCTGTTGTGAAGTGTACGTTCTTAGCTTCAAGATCTTCAGGGGAATGACCATCCAGCCAGTTCCATTCTTCATGGATAGAACCAATAATACTGTCTCTGTCGGGAAGCCACTTAAATTGTTGAAGATAAGCACCGCTCTTATTATTAACTACCATTGGCGTTAGGTCTTTGTTTAGTTCATGATCACAGTTAAACAACATTATACTTGACCAGTTTTTTCTAGGATAAACTGATTGAATTTGGTTATCCATTTTTAGTTTATCTGTAGGTTCGTACTTATGTTTCACACAATAAAGAGGCAGATCAGGATCATCGTATTCTTTAAAAATCTCTGTTATATCTGTGCGTGGAAACATATCACAGTCCATGAATAAGGCCCAGCCTTCCCACTGCATCAGAGCAGGGACAAGAAAACGACTGAAGGAAAACTCTGTTGAGAAAGGTTTCTGATCTTGACTGTCGATCATCTGACCGTTGACAGTTTCATATGGTCGATACAGTAAACCGGCACGTTCCAGATATTCTTTGTTTAAAAATCTAATGTCTAAAGTTTCCGGCGTGTCTCTCAACAACAGGTGTTTAAGTAATATGGCAGCTACTTTTTCTCTGGGATCATAACCAATAAATATTTTATATATTCTATTACGTTTTTTCATTATGTCACCTACTGGTAGGCCACATAATTGACTGGGTCAGTGCCAAAACGATTATTCTTCATTTGCTTTCCACTCCTCTTTAATAGTCTCCCACTCTTGAGCATATATTTCAGATTGCTTGTCAAGTGGTTCCCATATTTGTCCTCTAAACCAAGGACCCCCTCTTGTGAAATGAACATTTTTTGCATCAATATCTTCTGATGAATGCCCATCTAACCAGTTCCATTCTTCTGGTAACTCTCCTATATAGTCATTAAAATTAAGCATAACTCCGGCATCTTGTTTTTCTTGGGCATAGTTTTCAATCCACATTAACCTATGTAACCATCTACCAGTTTTTGTACTAACATCATCTACGGTTAGATGTTTATGTGCCTCATGCTCACAGTTGAATAACATTACTGATGACCAATTTTTGCGATTGTATTGATACTGTTCGTTCCCATACATTTTGTGAGTTTCATCACTTGCCTGGGTATGATTGTGTTTAACACAATATAATGCATATTTTGGATCATTGTACTCTTCAAATAACTCTAGTGGATCACTTCTAAAATACATATCACAATCCATAAACAATGCCCATCCTTCTAATCTATGTAAGAATGGAGTTAGGAATCGTGAAAAGGAAAAGTCAGTTGCAAAAGGTCGCCCATCTGCTTCATCACGATGTTGAATTTCTTCAGGTGTATTACCACTTGGTAGCCTACTACTGCCAAGTTGCCATGCTCGTCTGTATAAACCAATTTGTCTTAACAAATGCTGTTTAATAGGATAAACATTTAATGGTCCTGATGCATGTTTTAATGCTGTATACTTTAATATTTCGTATGGTTCGTCTTCTCTAGGGTCATACCCAACATAAATTGTAGGTATACTTTGATTCTCACTTATCATTTTTTATTTCCTCACAAAAGAAGGGGAAGACAACCATCAGTGATGGCTATCTCCCCACGTTGTTATTTAAATTCTATGAATTTTGGCCTCTTATCTTCTGGAATAAATTGATTTAATTTAATAATAATCATTCCATCTTCAAAGGAAGCTTCAGTAACTTCAATCTTGTCAGAAAGATAAAAAGTTTTACTAAAGGATCTGTTCGCAATTCCTTTATGGAGAACAGTCTCCTCTTCATCTTTACTGCTATTGTTTCCACTGATAGATAACTCTAGTTCTTTTTGAACTATGCTTACATCTTCTTTCTTAAATCCAGCAACTGCAAGTTCTAGCCGGTATTCATTCTCCGATTCCTTGATAAGATTGTGAGGAGGATAGGTTTGAGAACCTATTTCCGATGCCTCCACAATAGTCCTAAACATTTTATCATAGCCAAGCGACCATCTTTGAAAATTATTAAGAGCGGTTTGAGGGGAGTCTAAAAATCCCCAACCATCTTCAAGTGTTACATTCATGATATATCTCCTTTCAAGCAAGATATTATAGAACCCACCATTGGCATTCTATACATATATTATACTATATTTTTATAACCCTGTCAAGTACTTTATTAAATATTATTCACATTCTTTTTTGCCGGTACTAGGATCAATAAAACAAGCTGCACCTTCCTGTTCTTCTATATTATTAAGAATACCATAGCGTTTACCCGCTGCCCTAAAGGTTGTAACTCCTTTAAGTTTACCCTTCCATGCCTTGATATAAACATCTTTGAACTCTTCAAAGGTTACATTATCTCCCACATTGATAGTCTTACTAACAGCGGAATCAACATAAGACTGAACAGCTATCTGCATAATCAGATGATCATCAACAGTAAGATCACCAGATACCTCACATTCAATATTATGATTTTGATAAACATAATCCTGCATTTTAATTATGACAGTACCCTCCTCAGTCTGCACTGTGCGGTCATACTCTAATGCAAACACAGGTTCAATACCTGAACTAATATTATCGGCGGTAAAACTAATAGTGCCGGTAGGGGCAATAGAAATAAGATGGCTGTTCCTGATACCACACTGGCATATCTTATTCTGTAAATCTTTGGGTAGCCATTTAATAAATTCACTTTCTAGGTAGTTGGGTTTAAAGAATGGGAAGCTTCCTTTCTCAGTAGCTAGATCAGCACTGGCACTGTAAGCCTCATAAGTTAATATCCTCATAACCTTGCGAGTAAACCTAACTGCTTCAGGAGAACCATATCTAAGACCCATCAAGGTTAAAATATTGGCAAGGCCGGTGATACCCAAACCTATCCTGCGTTTTCTCTTGGCTTCTTTCTCTTGTTCGATAAGCGGGTACTCAGTATTTTCAATAACATTATCCATAGCCCTCACCACATGGGGGATATCTTCTTTAAGTTGATTAAAGTTAAAACTATAGGGTAGACTGTCGCCTGTTGTATATTTGGTAAGATTAAAAGAGCCAAGCAGACAGGCTCCAAAGGGTGGTAGTGGTTGTTCCCCGCAAGGATTGGTTGCCTCCACAGTCTCACAGTAATGAAGGTTATTGTTTTCATTAATCCGATCTATGAACAGAACTCCTGGCTCTGCCCAGTCCCAATTGTTACGCATGATTTCATCCCATAGTCTGGAGGCATCTATCTCACCATAGCTCTGTCCTTTAAAACGTAACATAAAGGGATTGTTCTTAGACACAGCTTCCATAAACTCATCAGTTACACCCACAGAAATATTAAAGTTAGTTAGTTGATTGTCGTTTTTCTTGGCTCGTATGAACTCCTCTACATCAGGATGGTCCACACGCAGAACGCCCATCATTGCGCCTCTTCTGTGTCCCGCCGAACGAATTGTGTGACAGACAGTATCATAAATTCGCATGAAAGAAATAGGACCGCTGGCAGAACTATCAAGAGACACAATGCGATCACCAGAAGGGCGAATACGACTGAAATCATAGCCAATACCGCCTCCTCTACGCATTGTTTCAGCAGCTTCAGAGGCTCTTTGCATGATCGAATCCATAGAATCTTCAATGATCCCGCTAACGAAACAGTTGTATGCTGTAACGTTCCTTGGCGATCCCATAGCCGACTGCACTCTACCTGCCGCCATAAATCTTTGATTGAGGATAATATCTTTATAGGCTTTTCTGTGTTCATCGTTGTCTCCCATTGCTGCCGCTTCCCTAGCCTTGGATTCTTCAAAGCTTTCATTAGGTAATCTGTATTTCATAGCATGTAATGCTTCACATGCAGGTACTCTAGGTCCATACTCAACCATAGCTACACTACTTCCTTTCATCTAAAAGATCAGAGAATAGTTGGGGTTCTTCACTGTTATATTCCAACTGAAGAATTAGCTCTGCATAATGTATAACTTTTTCTATATCTCTTTTACCTTCTCCTTTTGTTTTGTGTCGGGTAATATACTTAATAATATTTCCTTCAAAGTAACTTAAACCATTGGCATGGATGTATTCTACTGGTTGGATACTACAGCTTTTGTAGTGTGATCCACCAACTTGTTTGTTAAGTGGTCTAGTAGATGAGTGAACTAACGACTTTTCTTCTTGCATCTTCAGGCTCTCCTAAGTTAATAACTTTTAAAGCAAATTTTCTAATCTTCATTGGTTCAAAGCCAGCATAATCACAGATGGTTTCAAAGTCTCGACAAGAACAGAAGAACCATGAATGGGCCTCCTCCCTTATCTCTTTGTATTCATCAGATTCCTGCTTGTCTTTAGGTCTTGAAACATCTAACAAGGCTTGGACTATAATAGCTACATACAAACTTCTGTGCGGGTTCTTTTCTGTAAATTCATAGATAGACCGTGCGGATACATTAACATTCATCGTAACACTGAACAGGTCTATAAAATTTACCACCCACATAATTATTATAATAAGCAGGTTCGTCTGTTCCCTCCAAGGTGGCAGTTAATACTTTATTTTTCATTTGAAAATAACATTCATAATATCTTAGACTTCTCTTGTTCTTGAACTCCCCTAAGATTTGGAAAGAAAAATTATCCTTCCCAACCTTTACTATGTCCTCGCATAGATGTTTACTGGAACCAACATAGGACTTCCAGTTTGATTCTGTTTTCTTTGTCTTACCCTTATATTTTTTATAAGTATAATATTGTTTACAACCTATATAAGCTTTGCCGGTCTTTGTATTTGTTATGAGGTAGACAAAACCAAACTGAGATAAGTCTGGTTTCTTCTTATATTGCCAGTGCATTACCAGTCAAATACCTCTGGTACTTCCGGCTCCTTGGCAACAGTTGTTAAGAATCTTTTTCCTCTGGCATATTGGAATACTCTCAGGCCATTTCCACTATTAAGATCAGCCCAACAATCTTTCTTGTGAGAGCAATACACACAACCAACAGCAAGTTTATGATTACCAGACTTACCATCAGGCACAGCCTCATAACAACGACTAGGTGTTAGACTCTGCTTAACAAGATTTTTAAGATACTTAACCCTATCTTTGGCGTTGATCATCTCCATTGAATGTACCTTGGAAAGACAAATCTCTCCTGTGGATTTATCTATGGCTAGGAAGGCAGCTTCATCCAGACCATTGGCTTCAGCATAGGCTGATATTTGAGCTATGTATCCAAAGGGATCGTCATAGCTCAATGAATTATTTTTAAACTTCTGAAAGCCAGGACCAGAAGCACTCTTGCAATCCACCAGAACACCATCAATCAGTGAATCTTGATGGCCTTTAACTCCCTCAAGCTCAACTTCCTTTTGTTGGTCAGTAACTTTATGACCGGCAATGGAAGAACAGAGAAGAAGAAGTTCCTCTAAGATGTAGCCGTACAAGAATTTAATTTTAGTGCTAGATTTTATAGGTATGCTGGTTTGTTGTTTGTTAAAGTCATACCAAAGCTGTCTGTCTGGTTTCCCTATAGCCGATAGTCTTAAGTTACCAACCTCTCTGGGTTCTCCACACAGAAACTCTTTGATATGTACCTTAATCATTTCACCAAAGTTATTAATGTGTTCGTCTATTTCCTCCTCAGTCATATCAACTGGGTCTGGAGAGAATAAACTATAAATATCTTCTACAAGTGTATCTATTTTTTTCATGATAAAAAGGAGGGGATGATTAGTTTCTTAACCATCCCCCCAGTCTCCTTACTAGGTTAATTTATACGACTATGCAAAGGGGATGTCATCAGTTTCGTTAACATACCCATCTTCGACTACGGCAAATTCATCACCGCCGCCAAGATACTCTACTAAGTCTACTACTTGGACACCAAGAAGGTATCCCTTCACACCTCCACCATAGGCGGAATACTCTTTCGGGAAATAAGAAGCATTCACCTTGGAACCGTTGCCAACTCTCTTATCCCCTGGAAAAGGGTTACGAAGAGAATCTTTTACCGGCATAGGACGAGGTGTTCCATCTTTGGTAAGAGCATATTGCTTGAGGGTAACAAAGTCACCCCTGTCATCGCCCTTATTCTTAATGGTCAGACCATCGGCTTCAGCAATCTCTTTATTCTTCTTATCAAGATTACAGATTTCAATGCTCCATTCACCATCGGCATTAAACTTTTTATTGGGTGTAAGAATGTGCGCCCAATACGCAGTACCAGAAATAATACGGTTACTCATAATTTTTCTCCTTTTGATAATATCATATGGTTAATAACAATAAAATAGGGGTTGTTTGTACCTCCTTTCATTGTGGTGGAATTATAGCAGATAGAATTACATATGTCAAGAACTATTTGTATCCTTTTCTAAATAATTTAATGCCCTCCTAACATAATTAATATTATCTTCAAAGAATCCTAAAGCTGAATTACACTTGTTACATATCCACCCTCTGAACCATCCAGTTTTATGATCATGGTCAAGAGTTGCTCCCATCTTCCAACCGAAACCTTTTCTTTCGCAGATGGGACATTGAAAAGTTTTTGGGTCTGGCTTTGGATGTTTCTTTTTTAACTCAGAAACTCTATCATTAAGGTTTTTTCTGCATTTAACACAGACTGCTTCTGTTTGGGCAGCTATATAGTACCTAGTAAAAGAAGTTATTGGTTTTTCTTCTCCACATTTAATACAAATTTTTGTATCCTTAGATCTATCAATAGATACTATATCATTAAATAATTCTTGTTGATACTCCATCAGTGAGTCTCGCTCCATGTTTGACCAGCTTTATATTCACAGTCAAGAGGACATTTAATTTCTAATGCTCTCTCTGCATCCTTCATGGCTGACTTGGTAATTAGACCAAACCTATTGACATCTTTCTTGGCTACTTCAAATTGATATTCATC